ATGACTCTCCGATGGCAGCAGGCCGAAGGCAAACGGCACGCACTCGACATCAACAGTGGCCACCCCCAGCCAGGCGTGGAGTTCCGGGCACTGTGCGGAGCGGAGGTCACCCCGAAACGGGGGGACTGCCACCGAGCCCGGCGGGAAGTGGTTGGACCCCACCTGCTGGGACTGCGACCGGGTGTGGCGGGAGATAGAGCACTTCCCGAAGTTGGTGGCGCCATGAGCGTGTGGATCAACGACAAGGGCGAGGTCCGCGACATCGACGCGTCCGGGTGGCCCATCGAAGACGAAGACGACTAGATCTCCCGGTCGGCGCGGGTGAGCGCCGCCAGCCTCCAATCCCCCAGAGCTGGCAGCGCATTCCCCTCCCCCGCCCCCGCGCCGACCGGGGTACCAGCCTCACCCCGAGGGACCGGTCACGCGCCGCCGGTCAGGAGCCCCGGAGCAGCCTCCCTTCCCGCAGGAGGCGCCCGGGGCTCCCCTATGACCACCCCGTTACAGAAACGGGGCGAACCAACTACCATCCGACACACACAGGAGGACCGCCCATGTACCGACGTCTACTCGCCCTGCTCCGTTACGACCACGCCTGCGTGCCCAGCAAGAGCGGCTCCGACCACTTCTGCCAGGTGTGCGGCTCGCCCTGTCACTGCTGATGGCACGCCGCTACCGCACCGCACCCCGCCGGAACTGGCGCCCGTTCATCATGTTCGGCACGTGGGGTCTGTTCTTCGGCGGGATGATCGTGGCCTCACTCATCGCCCAGTGGACCCAGGACCCGGCGGCGGTCATCGAGAAGCTCAAGTCGCTCGGGTACGGCGGCACGTTCCTACTCGTGACCCTCGGGCCGTACTTCTGGTGGCTGCAGTACCGGCACCCCGACGAACTCTGACTACCGCTACGCCAGACGGGTGACAAATCCGGCGCGAGATCACAACCCAGCATCGTGCGTTACGACACAACAGACCGCGACGATGCTCACAAAGAACAGCGCGCCGCAATGTCACGAGTCAGTATCGAACTGTAGTGGAGGGTTATGTCGCCGGAGAAACCTGCCGATCCTGAGTTGCCCAGCGTCCTCAACCAGACCACTGCCGTGAAGCTCCTGAAGCGGCACGGATGGGAGAAGACGCAAGGCACGAGGCACATCAAAATGATCAAACCAGGACACCGGCCCATCACACTTCCGCGTCACACGAAGGACTACTCAGTACGGCTCAGCAGGGCGATAATGAAACAAGCGGGCATCATCGCCGGAGGGACACCATGAGCGATCAGGAGACAGTGAAACTAACCGTCCGTATCCACCCAGACTCGGACGGGCTGTGGGCCGAAGTCGTCGAGCTTCCCGGATGCTTCGCGACGGGCGACGACCTCGACGAGCTGTGGCAGTCCGTGGAGGAGAACATCAGCCTCTACCTCTCCGACGACGACAAGCAGGTGTCCGCCCACATCGAAAACGACGGCGACGTGCTCGAGGAGCCGCGCGAGTTCCGACTCTGCAGCGCCTGACCCCCCGCACGCAAAGGAAGCCCCCCGCTCAACCATCCATCAGGACGGGAGCGGGGGGCACTTTATGTGATCCCGTAAAGTTGCTGGTCAGCGCATGGTTCTACCGTTCCTGCACATGGATGGTGATGGACCGATCGTCGGTGCGGCCGAGGTTGGTGGTGACGCGGTTCGTCACCCGGTACTCCTGGCCGACCGTGCCACCAGACAGCCAGATCGTGGCATCCGTGGTGGTGTTCGACGGCGCTGGCGTGGCCTGAACAATGCCGTCCGGGACAATCCACGTCGACGTGGAAATGGTCTCGGCTTCTTCCAGCCACTTCGCCCACGACATGCGGTAGTCCAGTACAGCGTTCGGGTCGTGCACATACGACGACACAGAGTTCCCCCCTCAATCCACGGACAGTGTTCGTTCCCCAGCGGGGACGCTTGTGGCTCGTGACTCGGTAGCCACGGTTGTGGTGCGGATGCTGGCAGGCACGATGTGCGTCCTCGTCTCGGCAGGGACCGTGTGGGTGCGTTCGAGAGGTGTGACAGCGATCTGCCCGCCAGTAACCTCGACGGTGCCGAACACTTCACCGGAAACAATTCCCTCAGGGGTGATGCTCGCCCCGCCCACTGTGAGCGTGGGTGCGCCGAACGTCTCCGACGACCCGATACCCGCAGGATGCAGGGTGAGGACGAGTGTGGGTGTGCCCCACTGCTCCCCTGATGTGATGCTGTCGGGTGCGATGGTGGCGCCGCCACTGGACACCACCGGAGTCCCGAACGCCTCGACTGAGGCGATAGCCCCCGGCGAGACGGCGACCTCTCCAGGGGAGAGCGTGGCAGCGCCGAACACCTCGCCCGTGGCAATCCCCGCGGGCTGGATGGTGAGGCTCGCCGAAACCGCAGGGTTCCCGAACGCCTCAGCTGAGGCGATGGAGGTGGGCGTGACGACCTGTGCGCCGCCACCACCGGACGGAGCGTCATCGGCCACCACTGTGTCGACGTAGAACGTCGTGCCAGCGGTGTTGTCGCCGGTGATCTCGCAGTACAGCCTGGTCGTGGTGGCGGGGGAAGTGGATAGCTTCGCCGCCGACCTCCACTCGAGCTGACTCGTGGAGATGGCCATCGGCTCCTCGAGCAGTACTGTGCCACCGTCATTGCGCCACATGAACGTCAAGGTCGCGGTTGACCCGGTCAGGGGTCCGCCTTTGACGTTCCATTCCAGCCCGTAGTCGTGGCTGGCGACCACGCCAGAGGACCAGCCGGGCCAGTTGTTGAGGTTGACGCCCCACGCGCCCCCGGAACAGCTGATCTTCAGCGACCCGGTGCCGAGGTTGGCGTCTTCCGTGGTCTTGGCGACGGTGCAGCCGTACCAGGCGGCCCAGTTGCCCGTCCCCGCATCCTCGAGCTCGGCTGATTGGGCCGGGATGATGTTGGCCACGGCTCACCTCCGAGCAGGTAGAGCGGTCAGAGCTTGAAGATGAAGTTCGGAGATCCGCCCCACGCCACGGTTATGTCGCCACCATTCGGGGTGACCGGAAGGCCTGTGGCTGAGTCGATGTAGGCCACCAGGCGGGCCGACGTTTCCGCCAGCGCCGCCCCACCCACCGTCAACGCGTGCTGGTAGATGACCAGCGCCTCCGACGGATCCCCCGACACCGCGGTGAACGTGATGTCGGCGGCGTCCGCCACTCCTGCGGTGACGGTGGTTGATCCCAGCGCCGCCGAGGTGGCGACACGGGCAGCGGCAGGAACCGCAGAGAGGAACTGGTCCGTCGCGAGGTTCACCGCGTAGTCGAGGGTGTCGACCAAGATCACGCGGAACTCGTGGGTGTTCCAGTCCAGATCACCGGCGAGGAACGACTCCCTGGCCTTGTCGTACAGGGCGTTGGCCACGGGTTACTCCTTTGCCAGCGACGCGGTGTTCGGGTCGCCTACCTTGCGGGCGGCCAGGGCCTTGAGTAGCGACACCAGTGCCGTGCCACCGCCGACACCGAGAGCGGCTTTCCAGTCCAGGGTGAGGACGTTCACCGCGTCCAGGCCGGTGACGGTGAGAGCGCCACCAGCGAACGACGCGATGACCCGCTCGGTGAGGTCCTTGAAGTAGGTGTTCATGCTGTCTGTCCTTCCGGTCCGGTGATGTCGATGTCGACGGTGACGGTGCCCTCAGTGAGGGCCTTGCGGGTGCCGCGCTCGGCGGCTGCTGCGACGGCGTCCAGGTCCCGGGCCTCCCCGGCCTCGTCCTGCCTGTGTGCCTCTTCGAGGCCGGCGACCATGCCCCGGGTGGCGAGGGCTTCGGTCTTGGCGTCGGCGAGCTCTTGGATGGCGGGGATGTGCTTGCCGTCGCGGAACACTTTCCGGTCGATCCACACGGCACGCTCAACCCACGCGCGCACCTTGTCGTCCATGAGTGCCTTCAGGACGCCGTTCTTCACCCAGAACTCGAACTCCTGACGGTCGGGCATGTCGTCCTCCTGTCCAAACCCCGCCTTGATGCGGGGGATCACGATGTCGACCAACTGCCGGATGCGGACGTCACCGGGGCAGGTCTTGCCCAGGGACCGGGACCAGCGGCGCCCACCGGGAACGCGCCACGCGTCGTACGGCCAGCCACGGGGCCGGTACGAGCTGGAGTGGTCGCAGCCCTGCCGGTGGTAGCCGATCCCCCGCCGACCCGGTTTGGTGTCGGGAATGAGCACGGGCGGGATGCCGTATTCGAGGCACACCCAGATCCCGAGCTCGACCAGCGAGTCGATCTGCTTCGGCGACCACGGCTGGTCCGAGTCGGCACCATCCGAGGTTTCGATGGAGATGACCTCGTGCTTGCCGTCCAGGTTGGCGTCCGCGCCGTAGTCGGTGTCCTGCCACTGGATGACATGCCCATCTCGGGCACCGTCAGAGCTGCCCCCAACCCCGAAGTGGGATTCGGTGCCGTAGTAGCCGTCGTCGTCGAAGTAGTTGTCAGTGCCCATCAGGGAACCGACCATGGTGTGGAAGCAGAGGATGTTGTGCTCGGTCATGCGCGGCTCGGTCTGCTTGCCGAGCGGACGACGTTCGGCCCCTGAGTACCACGCCATGTCAGCCTCCGGTGTTATATGGCTTCGTAGGAGCCGTGCAAGAAATAGGTGTAGGTGTCGGTCCCGGACTGGTACATCAGCACCATTCGCCCATCAGGCCACACACCCAGAACGCCCTCACCGGCCGACGCGTTGGAACCCTTCAACATGGACACGGTGGTGAGCACCGATGGCCGCGCGATAGACGGCAGGACGGAAATGATGGTGCGCTGGCTCGCGGACTTGGGGATCACACCACCCCGGAAATGCACCGTGTCGCCGTCCACCATGTACTCCGGCGGATAGGTGGTGTTCGCGGTGAAATCCTCACCCAAAGGGAGGGGCCGCCAGTTCTGGAACGGAACGTTGTTGCTGCCGATCCGGGTCTTACCGCGGTCGTAGTAGTTCGCGACCAGGGCATCGTCGCCGTAGCCGATGATGTGATTCCCCACCACTGTCCCGTCGGCAGGTGTGTTGGCGATCCCACCGAGCAGCACACCCTCCCGCACGGTCTGCCTCGATCCACGGGAGTCGACGAAGTTCCCAGACACCATGCAGTTCTCCGGTGCAGTGACGCGGGTCGAGTTGCCGGTTACGAGCGCAATCCCCCGCGGGGATGCAGTGACGGTGTTACCTGCGATAGTGATCCCATCCCCGCCGTGGGTGTCGATTGCCTCCCAGTCAATCAAGTGCACCCGGTTCCCGGTGATGGTGATGTTCCTCGACCGTGCGGCCACCGTGTTGTCCGCGTCCGTGACGGCGATGCCGTAGCAGTTGAGCTGCCCAATCAGTGGGGAGTCCCAGATGTTGTTGCCGTTGACGACCACACCGTCACAGGAGATCTGCATGACCCCGGAGTACAGGAACCTCTTGATGATGTTGTCGTTGACGTAGGCGTCCCTCACCCACTCCAACCACACGTTGTCCGCTCTGGAACCGGACATGAAGGAGTCGTGGATGGAGATGTTCTCCAGAGGAGCGGCAGACGTACCTTGGACGTGGATGAGTTTCTGCGCCGAGTCGAAACCCCCAGAGTAGGACCAGCCCCCGCCGATCTTGATGCGGTTGAACTCCACGTTCGAACTGGTGACGTGGAAGCCTGTCCCGTCAGGAACGGAGTAGGACCCTCCGATGATCCTCACCGGAACATCGACCACCACTGGGGATGACAGGGTGATGGTGGTCCCGGTGTCCACATACACCTCGCCGCCTGCGGCGATCGCTGCACGCAACTCGGCCTCAGTGGTGACCAGTTCGTTTGTCTTCATGTCATGCCCCCATTGCCGTGTTGAACGCTTGCACGATTCCTCCGCTTGCTGCGGCCGCAATCCCCGCTGCGAGCCACACTTTCCGTTCGAGTGACCGGAGACGGTTTTCGTGGTCGGCGATGTCCTTAACTTCGCTGCGCATGTCACGAACCTCGTCGTGCAGTGACCGCAACTCGCCGTAGATCTGGTCCATCGTCACCACCGCCACCAAGCCAGGCATCGGTTCAGGCATCAGTAATTCCTCCGTTGTCAGCCGAGCCCGTACAGGGTGAAGACGCTCCCGACTTGGAACGACCCGGATTCGCTGAACACGTGCAGATCGTCCACGGCGCTTGAACTGCCCGACCCGTACCAAATGCCGCCGTTGCTGACCACGGTGAGACCACCGGACCCAGCCAGGTGTGAACCTTGGCTCGACACGGATTTCCCCACCTGACCGGTCTTCGAGTAGTGGGCAATCAGAACTTCGTACGCCGAGTGGGAACTCACACCGGTGGGGGTGGAATATCCGATCTCGATACTGCTGGCGGCGTTCAACCGGTTCCCTGTCACCGATGTGCCGCCGGCGGCGAGAGTCTGCCGGTCGTAGCTCGCACTGGTGTCGCTGTTCAGTTGCAGCAGGACCCGGGTTCCACCGGCGGCGGTGACCCTGCTGGAAAAGATCAACCGGAGATGCTTGAACGTGTTCGGGAGGCTGGAGAACTTCACGAACGTCGCCTGCGCCGTCAACACCTTCTGCTCGAGCATCGCGCCCGGCCCGTGATCGGTGTACACGTAGCGGGTGCGGTCATCGGTCACATCCGATGAGGTGATCCCGGTCGCCCCGGCCGCCACGGACACCTGTGCCAGCGACACCTCCCACACGGAGGTGTTGGTCGTCAGCGTCGGCAACACTGGCGTGGTGGCCGCCGTCCCCGTGAGGACATCGACCTCCACGCGGTTGTTCACGAAGTCAGCGCGGATCACCACCCTGTCCAGGCGTGCGAGTGTCGCGTGCGCGGCCGCGATCGGGAGAGTCTTGACCGACGCGTTCTCGCCGTAGTGGCCCTGGATCCAGCACTCCCCGGTGTCGACCTTCACCTGCATCCCGGAGGAGTCGCCGAAGGCGTTGAACCGGTTCCCAGCGGTGCGGATGATGCCGGTCTCCAGCATGTAGCGGGCGAACTTCCGCCACGTGCTTTCCATGGTGTTGGCACCGGGGCCATCATCGAACGGTGCGTACACGTCGAGTGACGTAGGCACAACTCACCTTCTCTCGTCGTGTCAGCGGGCCTCGAGGCTCCGCACCTGCTGCTTGAGTCGACGTATCTCCCGGAAAATCCGGAACACATCGGCTTTCGCGGGAGTAGCCACCACCGGGGTGATGCGAGTCGAACTGCGGGTCACGGAGAGCTTCACCTCACGAATCAACTCCTGCACCGCCCCACCACCGGTGGGGGATTCGGATCCCACAAACACGGCGGTGACCTTGTCGCCCAGGCCGTAGTCCCGGCCGAACATCTGACCCTGGGTGTCGAGGATCGCGATCTCGAAATCCGTCTGCTCGGACTTCTCCGCCAAGGTCTCCGTGATCTTCTGGTCGAGCTCGGTGGTGTCGGCAGTGTCGCGCCGGTCCTCAAAGGTCTCCCGCCGGCCCCACGTCGCGTAGTGCCCGGCGTCCTGCCCCTCGCGGATGGTGCGTGCCGTCCCCTCGCCCTGCCCACCTACGAACACGTAGGTCGCCTCGGGAGACTTCGACTTGATCCGACCACCGGTGAGATTGCCCAACGGGACGGAGAACTTCACGTCCTCGCTGCGGTCGACTGGTTGATACACCTGGAACTCGATTCCGGCGTCAGTGGCGACGCACCGGAACCCCACCCCGCCGGCGAGGGCGAGCCCCTGCAGATCCGTGAGGAGTTGCGTCCAGCGCACCTTCCCCGACACCGTCGTCCCCACACCTGGGTCGGCCGCGAGAATCAGCCCGGGCTCTCGCCTGGCCGCCACAGCACCCGGGCCGAGGTTCACGTCCACGTACTGACGCAGCACCGTGGAACACACCCCGCTCCGCACGTCGTACGCCGTCGAGTTGTACGGCGGCGCCGACTGCGCGGGGGAAGGATGCGACACCCGCCACGACAGGTACACGTTGTCGTCCCACCCCGACAGGTTCAGGGTGTCGGTGTTGCGGTCGTAGATCTGCTCCCGCTCGTCGATCGGCCCGGAGAACAGGGTTTCTTTCGTGTCCGCGTTGACCACCACGATCCCGTAGCCGGGGGTGGTGAGTTCGACGAGCTTGTTCGACTTGCGGGACACGGACAGGCGCCACGTGCCGATGTCGTTGAACCGCAACGTCGCCTCGAGTTGGCGGAACCCGTCGACCAGCCCGACTCGTTCACGGTCGCGGTCGCGGACATACACCTCCCAGTTCATGTGGTGAGGTAACGAGGCCGGAACCGGAGGTCCACGGACGAAGTGGAGTCCGAGCTGGACATCTGCACCCGGACCGTGTTCATGCCCTTCTGTAGCGCCCACAGAGACGACTCGTGACTGACGTAGCGGAACGCGTTAGACCCGTCCCCCAACGTCAACGTCTTCTTCTGCTCCCGGGTGTCGACGATGAGGGATTCCCCAATGCCGAGAGTCAGACCCCCGTTCCGCGACAGTTCGATCTTCTCCCCCGTGGTGAGGTTGTCCAACACGATCACCGCCCCCGGGCCTTGAACAGTCCACACCGGCCACGTCTGCACATCCCCGGCGTTGTCAATCGTGTTCTCCGCAAACACCTCGGAGGACGTCAACCGGAGAGGGAAGAACGGGAAGAACGACGGCGCCTCACCCGTGGTGAACGTGAACGCGGTGTCCGATGTGGCCTGCCAGTACGGCTGCACCGCCCGCACCACCACCGCGATCCGCTGATCCGTGGGGGTAGCGGTCTCGCCGAGGATCTCGTCCACACCCATGCCACCAGACACCCGGCACACGAGCTCCCGCACATCACCGATGGGTGTGGTGACCCGCAGAACACCTTCACCCCGGTTGGGGTCCATCGCGTACGCCAAGTCCCGCAGCGCGGTCCGCAACTCCCCCGCCGTATCGCGAGACACGAGGATCGGGACCGTCATCTCCCGCACCCCGTGCAGGCTCTGCCGCAACACCGCACCGGCCTGACCCGGAAGGGTGTCCTCGTCGAACTCCACCGGCGGCGCGAACCTGCCCCGCACAGCGAACTCCACCCTCAACGGAGTGACTACACCATCCGGGTCGACCCACTCGACAGACTCGGCCACGTCACACCCCCGACATGTGCTCGAGTCGCTGGAACTGCGCGACGAGGTCAACCCTGGTGTTCCCCGCGTCGGTGACAGTGAGGTTGTAGTTCTTCACCACCGTGGTTCCCGGCAACCCGGCGATGCCGCGTTTGGTGTCGAGGATCCGCACCAGACGCTCAAACGAGTCGGTCTGCCGCGGCGACAGAACCCGCTCCGGCCGGCCAGACATGTTCCGCCCTGTCTGGCCGTGGTTGAGGATTCCGCCGGTGTCATAACCACCGGCACGGTTCCAGCCGATCGGCGCGGCCCCGTATCGGGCGTTGGCGTAGCGGATGGACGCCACGATGTTCGCGAACGGGTCCCACACCCCCCGCCCCCTCAACTCCCTCGCGTAGGCGTTGAAGGTGGGGTCGATCGTCTGCATGAGCCCCTTGGACGGGATACCCCGCTTGGCGTTGATGTCCCACAGGTTGATCGCCCGAGGGTTACCGCCGGACTCCTGGTTCATCCTCCGCAGGAGAGACCCGATCCACGACAGCGGGGACCCGGTGTACGCCAGGGCCTGCATCGCGACAGCACGCCACCGAGCCACACCGGCACCGCCACCAGCCCCGCCCACGGACGACAGCAGGTCCAGGATGTTGCGCTCGGCGTGCTGCTGGATCCCCCGCAACAGGGCAGCTTTGGTGTTTCCCATGCTGCCGGTTGCCTTGAGGTTCACCATGCCGCCGCGCGCATACCCCTCGGGGAGACGCCCGTTGTTGATCGCCTCCAACAGGGGGAGGTTCTTCCCGACCTGGCTGGCCCGCACCACGTACTCGCCGGACGCCATCGGCACCAGCATGTTGTCGCTGTTCGACGGCGGCCCGGGCAGTCGCCCGCCCTGCGCCTTACCGGTGGACGACAGCAACCGGTTGGTCGCGGTCCCACCGGTGCCGGCCCCACCGAACCGGAGCTTCGCGTTGACGACGACGTCTTCGTTGTCGATCGAGTTCAGCAGCCGGTTCGCGTTGTTCTTGAAGAACTTCAGCCGGTCCATCGCGGGCTTGTCGTTCGCGCGAACATCGACGATCCGGGGTCGGTTGATGTCCACGCCCTCGTCGATGTTCAACCCCTGGCGGCGAGCCTCTTCGAATACTGTGGATCCGCGCTCGGCCATGCCCTGCGCGATCTTGTTGGCCGCTCCTTGGCCGATCTGGTTGGCGATGGCCGCGAGGATCGGCCCCGCCTCCGCCAGCCGTTGCGCGGCGCCGTCCGTGGCCTCCTTGCTTCGCTGGCTCCACAGGGTGACGACCTTCTTCAGCTCGGCGTCGGTCATCGTCGCCATCAGCGCGACCTGCGCCGCTCCCTCCGGGCCCATCTTCGCGAGCTCGTTGAGCATCGCCGGGGGCACGCGCGCCGCCAGCAGGATCAGGTTGTCCGACCATTCCCGCTGGGCATCGACCTGCTTCTGCAGTTCCGCGATGAAGTCCTGGGCGGTGACCTTGACGTCACCGATGTAGTCCGCCCACGAATCCGACGCGTCCTTCGTGGACTTCGCGGTGGCCTCCGCCAACTCGCGGGCCTTGTCCTCTTTGCCCTTCAGGGCATCGTTGTAGGCGGCGCCGAGGCCGACGAAACTGGCGAACGCCTCACTCCAGGCGTCCAGCATCTCCTGGGCGGCCTTCTCCGCCTCATCCCCGGTGACCCCGTAGGCCTCGGCCAACGCCGCCAAAGAGTTCTCCAGGCCCCCAGCGGAGGCCGCGGTACCGTCCAACGCTTCCGCGACGACCTTCTGCGCCTCAGCACCGTGCAGCCCAGCTTCGGCTTCCTGCTTCCACTTCGTCGTGGCCTCGTCGATGGCCTCGTTCTGCCCACCGATCACGCCAGTCAACTTGTTGACGTCCTTCGTCAACTGGCCCGTCGTGGACGCCACACCACCGGAAAGCGTCGACTCCCAGTTCTCGGTCGTTACCCGAGCCTCGTCGAGCCGGGCGTTCACCCTTTGCAGAGGACCGGGGAGGCCCATTGCTGCACCCAACAGGTCCTTCTGGGAGATCCCCAGCCTTTCAGCGGCATCCGCCGCACCCTCGGACTGCAGCTTGTTGAAGATCAGCGCCCCTGACTCCAGGGTCAGGGCACCGGTCTGCTCGTCGAGCGAGGTGGTGAGGTCGTCCACGTGCGCCGCGGCCTTGGCCTGCTGAGCGACGAAGAACCCCAGCGCGGTCACGGCTAGACCCAGCCCGAGCCCGAACTTTCCCGTCAGCAACCCGCCAGCGATGCCCAATCCACGGTTGACCCTCGACGCGCTCTTGCCCATGGTGTCCAGGGCGCCGCGGAACTCGACGATCTTCGGGACGGCCAGCAGCGCCGCTCCACCGACGAGACCGACGACGCCGACGAGTCCACCGAAGATCCACAACGCGGTCTTCAACGGGCCCGGCATTTTCTGCACCACGCCGATGAGGCCGGCGACGCCATCCGCGAACTCCCCCAGCACGGGCAGGACGGCCTGCCCGATCGTAATCCCGAGGTCGTTGATGTTGTTCTTGGCGATCTCCAGTCGCGCCCCGGTGGTTTGGTACTTTTTCGCTGCCTCCTCAACGAGGGCAGTGTTCTCCTCCCATGCCTGGCTGCCCATGTCCAGCGACTCCGACAGCAGATCCGTCGCGCCCTTGAGGCTCAGGACGGTGCGCAGGTCTTCGCTCGAGCGGATCCCCAGGTCCTTCAGAACACCGATGACGTTGCCACCGGAGGACTCGACACCGTTCAACCCCACGATGAAGTCGTTGATCGCACGCACAGGGTCGTTCCGGAACGCCTCAGCAAAGTCCTGGGCGGACATGCCCGCGACTTTCGCGAACCCCGCGACAGCGTCTCCGCCTTCGCTGACCGCCTCGTAGATCTTCTGCATGACCCGCGACATCGACCCGCCACCGGCTTCAGCGGAGATGCCGATCGACGCCATCGCGTTCGCCATGGCCAGAATGTCGGTCTCGGACGCCCCGATGAGCTTTCCCGCGCCCGCGAGACGCTTGGTCATCTCGAGGATCTCAGCCTCGGTGGAGGCACCGTTGTTGCCGAGCTCCACCAGGGCAGCGCCGAACCTGTCGACGTCCTTCTGGGAGGTGCCCATGATGTTCGCGATCTGGGCGATCGACGTGGCAGCTTCCTCAGCGGTGAGGTTCGTCGTGTTCCCGAGATCGATCATGGTGCGAGTGAACTCGGCGACCGCTTCCCGTTTGATCCCCAACTGGCCAGCGGCCTCGGCCACCGCCGCGATCTCCTTGTGGGAAGCAGGGAGGGTCCTCGCCATCGAACGCAGTTGACCCTCGAGCACGGCCATCTGCTCCGCGTTGCCGTCCACAGTCTTGGCCACACCGGTCCAGGCTGTCTCCCAGTCCATCGCCGCCTTCACCGCCAAGCCCGCGGCGGCGGCGACACCCACACCGACCCCCAGCATCGCCCGTCCAGCAGACTCCCGGAACCGCTCGATCTCGGCGTCCTGCTTCTTCAGCTCCTTCTCGAAGACCTTCGCCGACGCAGCAGCGGACCTCATGCCCTTTTCGAACTTCGAGGAGTCCGCAGACACCTGGACGTTCAGGTCACGCCGGGATTCCAGAGCCATCAACCCACCCCTTCGGACCTATCGCACGTAACGGAACCGGCGGACAATGCGACTGCCAAACCGATCAGAAAGAGGAGACGATGAGCGAAACTCCAGAAGAGCAGAGCAACCCCTACGCCATAACGTTGGTCGTTATCGCAGGGGCAGCCACATTTTTCGGGCTGATCATGATGCTGGGCACCGAACCGGGTTATGACGGGGCAATCTCACCAGTCCAGCTGGCTGGGTCGGTCATCTTCGTTGCCGGACTGCTGAGCGGGGTAGCCTGGCTCGCGGTATCCGCCATGCTCTGGCGGCCGAAGGTCAAGCAGAAGACTGAGGACTCGATCGCCTCTTAAGCACCACGTGCAGTCCGCGGCCGTCGTCGTCCCGGATGGACGCCTCGGTACGCTGCCGCACCTCACACCCCCGGCAGCGAATCACATCACCGATGAAGGCGTTGTGGTCGTGTTCCCAGTCCTCATGCCGTGTCCCACACCCAGGGCACTTCTCCGCCTCGCGGATGTGCCACCAGATCGCCTTGTCCCGATCTCCCTGGTCCCACTCGAGGAACTGGGAATGGGGGATCTTGTAGCTGGCGCACACAGCCATCTCTAGAGCGAGCTGAGAATCCGCTCCCAGTCTTTTCCCACTGCGCTCGACGGGGCACGCAGGTTCAGGTCAGTGACGGTGCGGAACAGGTCCACCAACTCCCCCGCCGTGACCTGCCCGGACTCGCAGAACGAGGCCCAGTCCTTTTCCGTCATGTCCCCGTCGATGCAGGCGGCGAACAGAGCGGGCCGGAACGTGTCGACGTTCCAGATCGCCTCAGCCTCCTCCTGCTTCTTCGTCGGCGGATGCGCGTCGATCAGCGCCTCCATCTCGGCGGGCTTCAACGCGGTGATCTTCAGCGTCTCGTAGCACTCCTCGAGTTTCGCCTCAAGCCCATCGACCTTCGCCTGCAGTTCGGTGAGGTCTTCCCCGCGTTTCTTCGCCAGCCCCAGCGCGTAGCGGGCCGCGACGAGTTCCGCCTGCGTCTCCGAATCCTCGGAGATACGCAGGCGGAACTCAGCCGTGGGAAGGGCGCGGGACTTGAGGCGCTTACGGAGACTCACGCCGGGACCGTGACATTTTCTGCTGGTTCACTGGTGATACTAAATTGAATTTGGATGCGGGCGGCCTCGTTCGACAGGGACCGCATCTTGCCGTTGGAGCGGACCCGGATGGGGTAGACGTCCATCTTGTTGTTGGCCGTGTCCCCACCGTCGAGCCAGACGATGAACCCGTTCGTCCCTCGGGGGAGGGTGCCACGCACGTCCACACCGGCCTTGTCGGCGTAGAACGTCAGGGACGAGTCGTCCGAGGTGGTGCGGCCCGGGATCTGGGAGGTGAACAGCGCCCCCAGGTCGGGGGTGGGGATCTGCTCACCGGTGACGTTCCAGCCGGTGATGTCGGCGACCTCTGGGGACAGATCCGTGCCGGCGTTCAACTCGAGGCGGGTCGGGGCGGACTTGCTCGCGATGGAGGCGACGTAGTAGACCTTCGTGGTCTCCGGGTCGAAATACCTCGTGGACGCCGTGATGGCAGGTGCAGCCATGGTCAGGACTCCTTACCGGGCTTACGAGCCCTTCGGGGGGATTTCTCAACGTCGTCCTCGACGACGAGAGACGGAGGGGAGGTCTTCACGACGGGAGGCGGAGGAGGGTCGCACTCATCCCACCCCGACAGGCGAAGTTGCATGAGTGCGGAATCGGCGACCTCGACCTTGCGGTCCAGTTCCGGGTGATAGATCCACATGTCAGACCTTCAATGCCGCGAACGTCATGGCCGTGGTGCCCGACCAGGTGATGGAAGCGAACCCGTCCGATGCCCGGTAGAGCGTTGCGGGCACGTAGATCCACCGCTCCCCGGCGTTGGGGACGGTCACGGTGCGGTCGGCGATCGCCAGCCCGTCCACCGTCCCCGGGGTGACGATGACGCAATCCTGCGCGGCCGTGTGCGCGTTTTTGACGTGCAGGAACGTTCCCGCCCCGGGGATGATTTTGTCCCCGCCTACCGACGCGGGGGAGTACGTGGGAGCGACTCCCCCGGTGGTGATCTGTTGGACACTGACGGTGGCCATGTGGCTCTCCTATTTCCATCCGTGGATACGGGCGGCCTTCTCGACGGCCTGGGCGACGGCTTCACGTGCCGATTGACTGTTCGCTCGGACCGCGGGCCAGATGTACGGGCGCTTCTTCTGCTCGGCCCACTTGTCGTGCGAGTGGGCGCCGCGCCGGTCACCGGTGCCGAACACCGGATGGCGGAACGTGTTGCCCCTGGTGCCGATGCCCTCGAACGGCCGACCGTGAGGCGCCCGATCCTGATTGACCCTGATCGAGAAGCCCTGCCGCTTCTTCGACAACGACGCCCGAACACCGATCGCACCTGGGATACGCGACGACCACGAGGCGCGTTTCTTCGCGTCCTGCACAACGGAGTCCGCGGCCCTCTTCAGCTCCGGCCTCACCTGCTGGCGGAACTCGAGCGGGATCTTCCCGAAATCCTCGACCAGCCTCGCGACGATCTCGCTGGAGTCGCTCACTTGAACGCCTGGCACTCGATGGCGAACACCATGACACCCCAAGCGCCTTCGGCGTTCTGCTGTTGATCGAAGTCCATGAACCGCACCTGGGCGCGCGCAACCGCCCCGCCCATTGTGGTGCCCTTCAGCTTCACGCCGATAGCGGCCAGTGCCTCGAAGCACCGGTCCCGGACGGGTTTGACGTCCTCATCCCCGCGGTATGACCACATCAGACAGTTGATGTCGTACACCTCGAGCCGCCCACCCCCGAGATCAGCGGTGCCCTCCTTGGACGTCACCGACATCTCTTCGGGGACGTAGCCGATGGAGAGTCCGTCCGCTTCGAAGTCCACGATCGGCGGCCCGTCGAGGACCTCCCACCCCGTCAGCACCGGGGGAAGGTTCGCGACCAGCCAGTCACATGCGGCGGGGACGGAGCTCACGCGATCCCCCCAGCGGTGTTGTCCGGCCGCAACAGTTCCAGTGCCCTACGGGGAACGGCGTAGGAGATACCCGATGCGACGGGGACGTTGTCGATGCCCCCGCCGATGGGGAGTTTCGCCATCTGGCCCCGCTGGGTTTCCCACAGATGTTTCACGATGATCTTCGTGGCTAGTTTGATGTTCCCTGGGACGGTGGTTCTCCCCGCGGTGTAGGTGACGTTCCACGGGCCGCCAAACAACGCGAGCCCGTCGGCCCGCTCAACGATGCCTGTCACCTTGTCGACGACGAGGTCAGCGACTTCCCACGATGTCCCCGACGAGAACACCGCCGTCACCGAGTCCAGAGACAGCACTGGCGGCTCGAAGAGCGCGATGAAGCTGGTGTGGCGCTCGGTGATGACTTGGGTGACGACCGGTCCCGCGTAGTACTCGACAACGGGAACAGCCGAGTCGATGAAGCCCTGGATCTCAGCGTCGTCCTTTGACGACGTCTTGTTGAGATACTCCTTCATCTCGTCGAGGCCGATGATCTCGGTGGCCATTCAGACCTCCCTCGATCCGACAGCCCTGACGTCATCGCCGGTCTGGTCAACGTTGATGTCGGAGAACCCACAGGACACCAGGACCTCCCGCAGGGTTTCGGGGCGAATGTTGCTGTAGTACTCGCCGTCGCGAAGTAGGCCCCCGTCGATTGCGGAGTGCGGAGCCCTTCCAGGGCCTGCCATGGTTGCGATGAACACCCCCCGCACAGCATCGAACGCGGTCCGGCAGATCGCCGGCCACACGTCGGTGTGCTCGAACACTTCTGCGCAGATGACTACGTCGTACGTCTTGCGGGGGCTCCACGTTGCGGCGTCCGCGACGATGTCCACGCCGGGCCCGTCGAGGATGTCCAGGACCGTGTATTCGGCGTTCGGAAACAGCGTCCGGGGTGAGCCGTTGATGTTCCTGCCGCCGATGTCCAGCACCGTCACCCGGTCGTTGGTTCGATAGCGGGCGAGCCAGTCCATCGCTGCGGTGTGCATCAGTCCTCAGTGGTGTCCCGGGCAGGACGCGACCGGCCCTTGCGCTTCGGCTCCGCAGGGGCTTCCGGCTCCGTCGGCTGGTTCGCGGTCTCCAACGGCCTCGCTGAGCGCCCCTGGGGTGGCGCGGTCTCCGGGCGCTCGTTCTTGTAGCCGCGCAGCTGGAGCTGTTCGTCTACCGCGGCGACCCGGTCCAGCTTCCCGTACTGCAGGTACCCGTCACGTTCGCGGAGCAGCGCCGCGATCTCGCCGTCTCTGGACATGTTCATCCCTTCGCTTGGTAGCCACGGACGGCCAGTTGTCGATCGATCTCGGCGACGTTCTCGTGCTTCGACCGGCGAGCAGCGTGCACCCTTTCGGCCAGGAGCGCGTCGATCTCCCGTCGCCGCTGAGGATCCGCCAGCCACGCAGCCCGTGCGGGGTCTTGCGGATTGATAGGCCGTTCGTTGGGCCGGGGCCGCGGTATCGGAGGCAACCCCGCGAGCTTGCGCACGTCGTAGTGCAAGTGCACGGGTCGGACGTCCCACACGATCGGCACCTCGTGCGTCACGTTGTTGCGGTGCCAGCCGGAGAACGAGCCGTCCGAGAAGTGCCCCTGCCAGCTGGCGCGGAACGCCTGGACGATCTCCCGGGGGAAGTAGGTCAGGCCGAAGCCGAAGAACGCACACGTCGGCTCGTTCTCGTCGACATGACTGCCATCCGGCCGCCGGTGCGCCCACACCGGTTCTTGGAACGGCCGCTGCGACTCGGTGGTGAGGTACAGCCGGTACGGCGCCACCACCACCCGGCCTGGGTCGTCCCGTACCGCGTCGGCGAAGCGAACGAAGTCTTCCTCGCTGGCTGCAAGGTCCCACTCGATCAGGATCACGTCGTCATCGAGTTCGCAGAGCGGGCTGAGGTCATAGTCCTCGAGCACCAGCCTGGGGAGATCGTCGACAACATAGCTTCGGTTGTCGGGGACCTGGGCAGGCCAGGACCGAACGATCTTCACAGGTTGTTCGCGAGAACTGAGACGAAGATGGTGGCCTTCGCCGATGCCCACAGTTCCTCGTCGCGCTCGAGCACGACCTGAACCGTCTCCCCCGCGCTGAGCTCAAAGCTGGTGGACGACACATCTGATCCACCAAGACCCACGTTGCCCGAAGTGCTGGACTTCACGACGACATGAGTCTGGTTGCGGTTCACCGCACTCACCAGCAATGTTGGCGCGGACGAACTCAACTGAACGGTCTTGCCTTGAACGGCCACGATCATCCTCCTTTTGAGTCACGGGGGGTGGCCCGGCGACGTACCACCGGGCCACCCCTACACCTGAGGCTGGGGTCAGGCGCCGAACACCGGGGTGACGAGCCCGGTGCCGGAGATCTTCTGCATGCCGTTGGTGTATCGGCCGAAGGTGTAGGCGAAGTAGCCGTACACCACCATCAGCACACCCAGACTTGCCGCCTTGGCCTGCTCAGCCCTGATGAACACCGGGGCGTTGGGGTCCTCCCACAGGTGGCACTCACTCGCGGGAACGACGTACAGTTCGTCCTCATTCGTGCCCGCACCAAGGTTCGTGGCGATGTTGTTGTCCACCACGACCTTCAGGCCGTTCGGCAGCACACCGCGGACGCCCGCGCCGTACTGGATGCCGGAGTTCGTGCCGCCAGTCTGGGCCGGGACGTTCGGCTGGGCGATGAGCGGCCACTTCGCCGACAACTGGCTGGACAGCCAGTACCACCGACGCGAGTGCATCACCGCGTGCGACGGGGTGCCCATGGCGAGCATGTTCGCCTCCACCGCCGATGCGGCACCCAGGATCTTCGGGTACAACTCCTCGGCGGTGGGGGTGGTGTCGGTGTAGCTGTTGGCCTGCGCCGACGCCGACAGACCCGTCGTCGCCTGCGTGATCAGGGTCGAGTCCAGCCGGGTGGCGTACCGGTTGAACAGATCCTGGAACACGACATCCTCGATGCCGGTGCCGCGGTCGATCGCCTGGCGGGAGATCGTCTGCTGACCGGCAGCGGTACGAACTGGAACCGACAGGAGGGTGTCGTCGACGTTGGTCTCGTTCACCGCGGCGTTCTCTGTCGCCTGCAGGTCCACGCCCGTAGCGGTGGTGATCCGCGAGATCTCCACCGACATGCCCGATGCGGGGAGCGGGTGCTGGTTGCACACGTCCGCGAACGGGCGAAGCTCCGCGGTGGCGGGGGCGTACATGTCGGTGAGGTACTGCGGGACCACGAGCCCCTCGAACGCAGACGTACCGACCGCTCGGGTCAGGTACTGAGCGCGCTCCACGCGCTCCTCGTGCATGTGCCGCGCCAGCCTGGACGACGCCTCCACGTCGTTGTACATGAACTGGCGGGACAGGTCCCGCAGGAACCCAGTGCCGTACGGGTCCTCGTCCTTGCGGTAGGTCCGCTCCTCCTGGCCGATACGGCTGACCTGGTCGTAGGAGGGCTTACGAACCTCGGTGGTCTTGATTTCCTTCGCGGCCCGCTGCGCCTCCACCTCCTCGGCCTTGACCTTGTTGGCGTTGCCGAGCTTGACCCGGATACCGTCCTGGTCCGCCTTGGCCTGGTCGCGCGCGGCGAACAGGTCCGTGACGCGCTGGTCCTCCTCGGGGGTCAGGTTCGACCGACCCTCCTGGCTTGCGGCTGCGAGGATCGTCTGAACCTCAACGGAAGCCTTCTTGGCGCGCTTCTCAGCGGCCTCGAGCTCCACCTCGATACCAGCGATCAGTTCGTCAATGGTCGATGCCATCGAATCGCTCCGTTTCTTGAGTGATGGGGGTGCGTGCCACCCGGGCCGGTGTGATCTGTCGACGCGCGCGGGCACCGCCATCGGTGCGATCTGCCGATGGCGTAAAGGGGGGTTGGGTGCAGCTATTCGTCGTCTGCGAGCAGCTGCGTGCGAATCAGGGCCAGCGAACGACCCTTTGGTTCCTCCCGCTTGACGGGAGCCGGCTCCTGCGGTGCAGGCGCCGAAGTTTCGGTGGGGCGCAAGTCGCGGCGCCCGTTGAGCTTGTCCAGCGCGGCGCGTGCGGCGCCGGCGGGGAGCTTGTCGAGACAGTCGATGATCTCGTGCGAACGAGCCGCGATCGACGTGTAGGGATTCGCCCCGTAGTTCACCGCGGACGTGTCGCCGCGGTCGAGGTCGACCTCCTGGATCCGGAACTCCATGTAGTCCGGGGACCACTGCCCCCGCGTGATCATGAACGCGAACGACATCTCGGTGATGTTGCCGTCCTCAATGGCGATCACGAGGTCCTTCACGTCCTGCCGCTTCGGGTTCAGGAACGCCACCGACTTCAGGCCCGTGTCGTCCACCGACAACTCCAGGCTTCCGTTCGTGGTGCGAGCCATCGTCATGCCGCGATGGTTGAGCAGGAACGCCACATCGGGGTTCGCGTCCAGGGTCTTGTCGAACGCACCCGCCGACACGATCTCGGTGTACGGGCCGAACATGTCCCACATGTCGTAGCCACGCTCGGTGACAGACGCGTAGCCCTCCACCTGAACGAACGACTGGCCGTCCTTCTCGACCTTCTTCGCTCGCAGGGTGCTCGGGAAGGGCTGGGATCGAGCCACGCCACAGGGGATCAGGCCCGGCTGCGCACGCACAGCGGCGGCGCGCAGGTCACGGATCTCTTCGGTCATTGCTCCACTCCGGTCTTCGCGGGGGTCTGTCGTTGCGGGAACAGCGCGTCGAACTCGTCTTTCTGGCCATCGGTGAGCGGCGCCAACTCGTCGAGCTCCCGGGCCTCGTTCGGGGTCCTGACTCGCGAGTCGATCTGCAGTTTGAGCATCTCCGCCCGCGATTTCGGGTCCATCCGCAGCAGCGCGTCGGTGTTGAGCTTCACGTACCGCGGCTTCGGGGTGAGTTTCCCCAGTGCCGTCTCCCGGCGGATGATCGCCGGACCCAAGTGCATGACCAGGAACTGCAGGTTTCGCTGCGTGACCGACGCGTACGTGATGCTGTTCGAATGCACCGCGGCATCGATCAGATCCCCCGGCACGTCGAAGAACCTGGCGATGTCCGCGATCGAGTACTTTTTCGCCTCGATCCAGTCCGTGGCGGCCTGCTCGACGGTCATCATGTTGTACTCCCAGTCCGACCCGGAGACGAACACGTCCCCGCCTTGGACGGACTGCTTGAACTTCGTCTTGATCGCGTCGGCTTCCTTGGGCTGCAGCGTCTTCGCGGTGTTCTTCAAATGGCCCTTTGGGGTGGCGCCGTTGCCGAACCACTCGCTGGCGAACTCCTGAATCGACAGGTACTCCCCGATCGCCCACGCCGCGTACGCCACAGGAGACAAACCCACGTGCAACCCGGCGACGGTGTACTGCCGCTCATGCCACACGTCCCGGGGTTCGTACTCCAGGCGCCCGATCTTGTACTTGTGGACGTCGCCGTCCTTCACCCGCACGGAAACCTCGGAGAACGGCTGCAGATCGATACGGGCTGGCAGGCCAGTTTCGCTCCGCTCCGTGATCAACCCGAACGCGTTACCGGCGCGGTCGAGGTCGAACTGGCTGGAGTACATCCACTCCAACACGTCGACCCGCTCACCGCCGGGGTTCACGAGCACCGGGGGCTTCGGAACCTCCACCTGGACACCGTCGAATCGCCGGTACACGTCGATGGGCAGCGTCGAGATGAGATTCGCCCGAAGCCGGAGGCACGCCCACACCGCAGAGTGCCGGAGAGCGCTCTCGTTCGTCACCACACCCGCCGCTGAGGAGCGCAGTGTCCGGTCATGCCGGATGTGCTCCTCAGCGGTCATGCCCTGGAACGAGCGGCGGAAAAGGCTCACGTGTCACCACGCTTCTGCGGACGCTCATCGAGCCACGCGGACACACCCGATCCCGCAAGGATGACAACACCAGCCAGCGCCAAGCCCCACCAACCGAGCAAGGTTCCTGCGCCAAGCCCAACACCCGCGGCGAAAGCGAGCAGCCCAATCGCGTCCAGGAGAGTCGTCGCGATCCCTCGCATCTCGGCTCCCCTCATCAGTAAACGGAATCCAGCACGTCGTAGTCCGCGGTGACTAGGTCAACGCGGGTGGTGTAGGACCAGCGGGCCATCGTCACCGACACGAGCGGGCTGATGTCGGTGGACGTGTCCAGCCGATGCCAGGCGATGGTGTCGCCGGTCTGCCGGGTTTTCGCCCCAGACACAGCGGCATCAAGTGGGTTTTCCCCGAGGTGACGGATCGTTCCCTGCTTTACCGCGTCGATGATCTGGCCGCACGCCGCGGCCATCTCGACCCCGTTGGTGACCGCCAGCTCACCCCTGAGGGGTTCCTCGGGGTTTTCCGGGACTGTGACACCAACCTTCTCCAGGTCGGTCACCAGCGACGCGTATGTGCCTCTGCCCATGCCGATCGCGACCGGGTCCAGCGTGTCCCGCAGCTCCACGATGCGATCCACCAACCAGCCCACACCAGGCCGGTAGTCCAACAGTTGCGTGTGACCCAACTCGTCCCCACGCAGCCCGTACACGGCGATCGCCGCATAATCCCGCAGTGGGGCGATATCCACCCCAATCGCCACGTCACCCTGACGCCGCGAGTCCTTATCGGTCAGGTCGTCCCACTGCTTGACGTCGATCGCGCCGCCACCCTTGTTCTGGCGCGGCCAGATACCGAGGATCTCTCGGGCGAACCCCACATCCGACATCGAGCGCCGGTTAAATGCGAGCGTCTCCAGGCTCACACGCATACCCAGGGCCGGATTGGTCGCGGCCCAAGACTCCTGGTTGTCCAGGTCGACCCGGTCCAACTCGTCGAGGAGACCCTCCAGCCCCCAGTCACGCCACCCCAGGGCGTCATCCCCGCCAGCCTCGGCCCGCTCCCGAAGGTCGAACATCGGCTCACCGGAGAACGAGTCCAACGGCGGAGAGGACGTGTAGATGATCTGCGGGTTCGGGCGGGCGTTCATCGTCGGCAGCAGCGCGTCATGCATGACGTGCGTGTAGGCGAACGTCTCATCGATGATGACCAAGTCGCCCGAGAACCCTCGTCCCGATCCCTTCGACCTGGCGATGAAGCGAATACGCTGCCGAGTGTCGAGCCGCTCGAACCCTTCCGCCCCACTCGAGTTGTTGACCTTGATGACAGTCTCGCCAACCTGAATCAGGTTCGGCCCGATTTCTTCACCAAGCCCGATCAGCAAATCCTGGCAGCGGCGGAACGCCTCCAATGCCGTCTTCACCTCGTGCGCAGACCACATAACGAGCCGCTCGCCGAGAACCAAGAAGCCCGTCAACGCGCGTGCCTCGAGGATCCCGCCCTTGCCGTTCTGCCGGGCGACGATCTCCCCGTACTCGCGGCATGCCCACTTGCCGTCCGGCTTGACGGACATCAACAGGTCAAGCGCGTCCGACTGCCACGAGTCCATCACCTGGCCAGCACGACGCATCAACTCCGCCGCAACGTCGCCATGACTGAAGGCGACCTCGCAAGTCGGCCGTGACTCAACCCGCGGGCGACGCGCCCCGCGAAGCTGCGAAGGCGGCAAGGTCGGAGATGTTTGCACCCGCGCCTCCCGAAGACTTCACCTTTCCCTGAACTGCTGACGCAGGCTTCCGGCCCGGCCTTGAGATCGTCTGAGACTGCCTCAATTCCGCGACGATCTGCTTGAAAGCCAACGCCTGCTGCCGCGACTCCGCCAAAACCCGATCAACTACGACCGTGACCTGACCCGAGTCGTTGTCGGCGTCGAACGTGAGCCAATCCCCGCCGTACAACTGCCGATCCAGACGGTCAAGCCGATCGGCGATACGGCACGCCTCCAGTAGAAGCCGTGACTGCAACGGTGGAAGCTGCCCTTCCTTGGTCATCTCCTGCCACAGCGCCCCGCCAGCGACACCTAAGGGCGTCTCCCGGTCGTCGGAAGCTGTCTCCGGAGGCCGAACCTCTTCGCAGTGCTCCGGTCGGCAAAGCGAGTGGTCCCCGCGCTTGTGCATCCGCGACCGACGCGCACGCAACGTCGAAGTAGAGGCCATCGCTCAACCCACCAATGCCAACTGCTGGGGCCTGCCCCACACGCCCTTGCGCGAGTTGCACACGAAGTGCGCGAGCTGCACATTCGCCTTCACATCATCACCACCGTCGGCCAGTGGAATCACGTGATCGATACTCGGCGACTTCGGGTCGGGGTACTTCCTCTGCATCGGCACGCGATGGCCGCACAAACCGCACCGGTTCCGATCCCGTTTCGCGATCTCAGCCAAGGTGTAGGGCTCGCTTGCCCTGCTCAGCTTCTCAGCGCGCCGGCGCCGACACTTGGCCTGCAACCGCAGGCGCTCCGCAGCCCGCAGCTCATCCGGGGACTTACCGCTTGGCCGGGCGTAGGCACACCGGGTCGAGCAGGCCTTCTGTCGCCTGCCCTGGGGCACGAACTCCGTACCGCACGCTTCACAGGCGCGAGGCGTCATCCTCGCGGTTGCCCGGCACCGATGGCACCGACGTTGCCCGACGGGCAGCGACTTCGACGTGGACCATACGAGTTTGCCGCAAACGGAACAGGGCGTGTCCGGCTTCCTTGGCAACGCGCCCACCTCCCGTTGCAGCAAGCGTCGCGTTTCCGCAGGTCAGACCGTGCAGCGGCCGTAGCGATCTCGATTCGTGCAAAGAAATGATCGCGGCGGACGGGTGGACATGTGGATCTTCTCCCAAAAAACCGAACACCCGTTCGAACGTCCCGGCGGTCGAACACTCGTTCGGTCAGATCGTGCTCGGGTCCACCATGATCACGGCACCCCTGTCGATGGCGCGTCGTCTCGCTCGGATCTTGTTCGACTTCGCGCTGTTGCAGGCTCGGTGCATGAGGGTCACGTTGTCCCTATCGAGTGGATGTCCGCCCTCGTGGACTTCGTGCTTGTGGTCCGCTGTTCGGCTCATGCGGTGAGTGGGCGGCAGGGTCTGGTCGACGTACTGCCCGCACCAGTAGCAGTGGGTCTCCTCGGTGTACACCTGCTGGCAGAGGGCCCGCCACTTGCGGCCGGCTTGGCCGTGCCACTTCGCCATGGCGTTTAGATCGGGACCTTGGCGTGCATCTGGGCTACCTTCCGCACCCCGGCCAGGATGGTGTCATCAGTGGGTGTGGTGGTGGCCCGGTCGTCGGAGGCCAGGGCCCAGGCGAACTTCGCTCCGTAGATCTCGGGCTGCTCCAGTACCTCACGGTAGAAGCGGATCAGTGCCTTGTCCGCTGGGGTGCTGTCCTGCTGCAGGTACAGCTTGACCCCGTCCTCCATCGCTACTCGCATGAGTGCGGCGGTGGCCTTGCCAAGGAACACCGTGTCGGTGGCGAGGGCCTTGACGCTGCCGAGGTCCATCACTCCACCTCCGTAGTTACCGACTGGTACGGGTGCGACCTGCGGGTTAGCCGGTAGTTTGATCTTTCGACTAGGGCAGGAGCCAGCCGAACCAGTGCCGCAGCCACCCATGCGTGGTGTAGCCCCGACATGCCCGACGTGGACATGTGTTGAAGCGGGCCATCGCGTCCATGTACCCCCTGAGGGCCAGCAGACGGCGCACTGTCAGGTCCTGCGACCCTCGGCGAGGAGCTTGGCGATGCCGTCCCAGCCGATGACCGTGACGTCTGCCCAGCCCTTGATCCGTACCGGCCAAACGAGGCCGAGCGTGAGGCTGATCGCGATGTGCGACCCGTCTGCCCACTCGTCGGGGCTGTCCGTCCCGTCGTCCTTGTAGAACACCACTGGCGTACTCGGGTCGAACTGGCTGTACCAGGCGCCGAGCCACTGCTTCCAGGCGTCCGGGAGCTCAGACAGCATCACGAGCCACCCAGCAATGGATTCTTCACGATGCCTGCCTCTTGAGGTCCCTCAGCAGCATGGCCAGCTGCTTGAACGTGCGGTGGTCCTTGCGGTCCAGGGCGTTGTCGATGCGCTGCATGGTGGCCCTGATGCGGCGCTGCTGTGTCTCGGTCACCGTCGCCACCAGCCTTTCGCCATGTGGCAGGCCAGCCAGCCGCACCACCCGAGGAACGCGGGGACCAGCAGGAAGCGGCGCCAGTGCAGCGGGTCGACACCCAGCCACAACCGGAACACGGTGGACAGGGTGCCCGACGGCTTGTCGGGGGCGCGGTCACGAAGGGCGGGGAGTTCGAGCCAGGCGAACGAGGCGAGGACCCCGATCAGCCACATCAGCCAGCGAAGAGGAGGGGTCACTTTCGCCTCCCTGCAGGAGAAAACCCCCGTGACCTGCTGGTCTACGGGGGCTCTCGGGATCGTCCTCTAGAGACAGATCACCAACATGACCAACCATACGTTGGCTGCTGGTCGTGAGCAAGACGGGGTGATCTACGGCGTGTCACAGCGGCCAGGGAGCGGCGTAGGGGACGGTGACGATCTCGCGCTTGAACTGGTCAGGGTTCTCAGGGTTGAGGACCAGGTCACCGCCCTCGTTGCGGACGAGCCGTTCGATGTGCCAGTTCCCGCCGTCGAGTTCGACGTCGAAGTCTTCCGGGATGTCGTTGGGGTCGAGGCCGTGCGCGCGGATGAACTCGCAGAGCTTCTCGCGGCGGGCGACCATTGCGGTGTCGGTGTCCATCTGCTTTGCCTCCTGGGTGTGTCGTTGATCGTACGATGCTTGCGCTTCGAGCAGGTTCCACTGCCGGTGTCGGCGGGTGCCGTACGGCGTCCACCGGTCCACGCTCGCCCAATACCGCACGGTTCCGGGTGCGACCCGGAACAGTGAGGCGATAGCTGCGGTGTCGGCCAGCCGTAGGCGGGGTTTGATCATCCGGTGTCCTCCAGCAACAACCCGAGCCACAGCCAGCGGTCGCGGGGCCACGTGCTGTCGCACGGCACGCAATGCACCTCATCCGCGTCGAGGGACGCGTACAGCTTGGTGCCGCACGTGTCGTCGCCGACGGGGGTGCGGCAGCGGCCGATGAACCGCTTCCGCTCGCCCAGCGGGGACAAACCCCGTGCTTGGCGGTGCAGGTCGGCGATGTCGTCGGCGACCTCCCCGATCCAGTCGTGCTGCGCGCACCAGTCCAGGTGGGCACGCAGGAACCGCACCTCGCCCGTGATGGTGGGTTCGCTGCTGTAGGTGATGCCGCGTTCGGCCCGCACCCACTGGGCGATGCCGTGCAGGGAGCCGACGAGCGAACGGATGGGGGTGTCCGACTCGTCCCGAGGGTCACGCAACCGATGCACCCCTGCCCCACCGGCGGACCGGTAGTCCAGGGCGACGATGACGTCGTCTCGCCCGGGTGAGCCCGACCCGAAGCCGGGGGCGCGGCGGCCGCCACCGCTGGAGCCTTTCATCACGGAGAGGGTGGCGGCGTAGTCCTCGATCTCCCCGAGGTGCTGCAAAACGCGGTTGACGCAGGGGAAGCAGGCGTAGCCGCGGTCGGGTTGGCGTTTGTTCTTACCCGGGCACAGCACGCACTGGGCGGTCACGCTGCCCTCACTTTCGGGCATGGGGTGTCAGGACCACAACGGGTCATGCACCCGGTGGGGGTGGGTTTGCCGCACTGGGTGCAGTGGCCGTGCTCGTTGCGTTCCAACTCCCCCACACGCTTCTCCAGGGCGCGAACCGTGGCTTCAAGTTCGGTCAGGACTTCGCCGGTCAG